TAAGGAGTCCTAAAATGGGCCGCCAGTGGAACACGATTATTGAGAGTTTAGGACCGCTTTCTGGCGGTACTGGACTTTCCATCAATGCCAACCTAACCGAACTTGAGGCGTTGGTTACAACCCTCCAGGCGGACGTTGCCGATGGTATTCGACTTCCAAACGCCACAACTGGCGGGACTGGTCCTACTGACTTCACATCCACCAGCTACGGCACGATTGCAACGGCAAGCACTGGCAGGCTTGGATGCACGATCTTCAATTCTGGCCCAGGCAACCTCCACGTTCTGCTAGGCACAGCAACAGCAAGTACGTCAGTATTCACGGCTAGGCTGAGTGCTGGAGACTACTACGAAGTTCCTTTTAACTATACTGGATTGATTGGCGGTATTTTTGCCACGGCTGGAACCGCTGAAGTGACCACACTCAGCTAGGAGTAGGCGATGCCTCTTACTAAAGCCACGCTCCAATCTACTGGGATGTATGGGAATCCAGATCAGATTGGATACATAAATTCATCTTTTTACAGTGGAAGTGGCTCTCTATGTATTCTGCCAGTAACAACAACAAGATTTGATTCAACTGGTGCGCCATCTTTTAATGATAGGGTTATCTTTTTTTGGAGATATTTAATTGCTAGGCCAACAACTATTAGTGGCGTTTCTCTTGCATTTACGGCGAACACGGCAACCACAAAAACTCTTACATCAATTACTGAAAGTGGCGGAACGGCAACAGCAACCTCAACGGCTCACGGATTTGTTGCTGGGGATAGGATAAGAATCGCTGGTGCTACACCATCAATATACAACGGAACAAAAGTAATTTTAACAGCACCAACAGTAGATACATTTACATTTGCAGTTACCGCTGGAACTGGCTCGGCATCTGGAACAATTACAGCAAGAGAGTTTGTTGGTTGTGCGATTTATGATTACGACAGGAGCAATCTTTTGCCACGAAATAAATTGGCCGATTGTGCAATTCTTCCATCAACATCAAATGTAATCACAAACCTTGACTCAAATATAACCCTACCCGCTGGAATGCATTGGGTTGGTATTGGTACATCAAGAAGAACAAACAATTCTTCTTTTGCCACAATAGTTCAAGGAAACGAAAGCTCTTCAATGGTTGCTAGTATGCTATTTGGAGAAAAAACGGGAGAATTTAGTCAATTTCGTGGAGGAGTAGGGGTTTATGCTTTTGATAATGTTTCTAGTCCGTCTTATTTATCTGATGGAAATTCTGGTTTTGCACCAACACTAACCGCTGGATTGCCAGCAAGTGGTGGTGCAAATGTTGGCATTCGTTCAGGAACTTCAGGCGGTAACGCTTGGTACAGCAAATGCCCAATGCTTGGCCTAGTGGTTGTCTAAATGCCCCTCCTCCTCCTCACCCTTTTGCTCTGCTCCTGCTCGCCACGCACAACGGACAACAACGCCCTACCACGATACAGCGATATGGGTGCGGCTGAAGATGCTGGTAATGTCAAATGAAACGCATCGCCATGTGGCTCACCAATTTGAGTTTGCGTTTCTTAATGACGGCGCAGGAATACGCTTGTTTCAAGGAGGCGTTAAAGTTTGCCGTGGAGAACAACAACATGGTCAAGGAGACGAAGTACATTGGAAAGGTAAAGCATCTCCTATCTGTCAACAGAAGCATCAAGCGGATTGTCGAGGAAGGTCGAGATCGGGACGAGATTGTGGATGCCGTTGTCCATCTGGCTGTAGCGTTAAAGTACTTGGAGGGCAAGGGTCGTGAGTCTTGATGAAGTTTCGGATCTTAGGGACAAGGTTGCCAATGTATCGGAGCGACTTGCAAGAATGGAAGAACGCCAGATGACGCTGATCTCAATGATTGAAAGGTCACTTGCTTTTCACGGGGATGTTGCTAATAGATTAGGTGCGCTAGAACACCTTCGGACCAAGGTTCTGGCTGTAGCTGGGCTAATAGGGCTTGCTTGCTCAATGGCCTGGGATGTCCTCAAAAACCGCCTTTCTAACTAGGAGACTAAATGCCCACACTTGGAACACAGAATATTGCGACTAGCTATCCACAGCTACTGAAGGCTGACACGCTTAATCCAATAAGCGCAACGCTTCAAGCAATTACAAGTGGAGATAGTTCTGGCACATCAGCTTTAGCTCTTTCAACAACTGAAGTACAAAGCACTGGATCGTTTACAGTAGCAAGTGCAAGTCGCTTACTTGGGTCTGTTACCTTTGGAACAAGCTTTACAGCGTCAACTGGCACGGCTACGATTGGCACGCTGAGCGTAGGAACGCAGAGCATTGGAACGTCAACAGTTAGCAGTGCTACAATCAGCACGGCCACAATCAGCACGGCCACAATTAGCACGGCCACAATTAGCACGGCAACGGTCAGCACGGCCACTATCAGCACGGCCACCATCCCACTACAACTCGGCGAAATTACGTTCGGCTCAAGCATTACAGCCTCAACAGGAACAGCAACGATTGGAACGCTTTCAGCAAGCACGGCTACAATCAGCACAGCCACTATTCCTCTTCAGCTTGGCAATGTTACTTTTGGATCAAACATCACGGCATCTACTGGTACAGCCACGATTGGAACGCTCAATGTCAGCGGTCTAGCAACAGTTGGAAGCCTTGAGATTGGCGGAACAGCAGGACCTACAATCACAAGACTATCTTACGGGACGGCATCGTTGGGAGCAGTAACTCTTGGAACTATGACAACAGCTTCATCTACATCAACTGGAACATTCGCATTGGCGGGCGTAGTTGCTGGAGATACTGTTATTGGGCAAACAAACATTGCGTTTACTGGTTCATACCCAATTTCATCATTCTCTGTTTTTGCAAACGATGTTTGCAGGTACACGCTATTTAATTCAACAACAACAATTTCGACCATAACATCTGGAACAATCTCGGCAAATGCATTAAGGACAACGGCGTAATATGGCCATCAAATTTAACCGCTCACAGACCTTCGCCACCAATGGAACTGTTACGTCACAAGGTCTTCATAATCTTATTGACGATACTGACATTTACCAAGCGTTAATTACCGATCAGACAGCCATGACTTCAGTCGGAAGCTCTGACAAGCTTCTGATTGCTGATGCAGACTTGACTGCGGCAGATGCCCCTAGGTCAGTAACTGTCAATGAATTGTTTGAAGATGCGCTTACTTTAAGCACATACACAAATGTAAAAGCAACAAATGTGCTTTATACAAATGCTACTGGAAATTATACTGTCAGCACTAGCGCGACCATCACAACTGGAACAATTCCAAACCTTACATCAAGCACAGCGAACATTACGCTTGGAACAATACCAACGCTTACTGCTGGAACGACTACATCTACTGCGGCCAATATCACCAACGGAACAGTCCAGACGCTAACAGCGAGTACTGCAAATATTAGCCAAGGTTCCGCAATCCTTACCCAAGGAACAATTGCCACACTAAATTCAACAACTGGAACGATTGGTGCGTTGAATAGTACGACTGGCACGATTGGCAATCTTTCCACAACCCTAGCTGGCGATTTCACAATTAGTTCTGGCACTGGCACGCTTGGTACTACTGGAGTAACGGCTGGCACTTATGGCAGTGCATCAGCAATTCCATTTATAACTGTTGATGCAAAAGGAAGAATTACATCGGCAACTAGCGGGACATTTTCGTCAACCCCACCAGCCAATTCAGTCACTTTCAACACGCTCTCCACTAGCTCAACCGAAGCAGACAACGTAGCCAGCAGAGTTGCAAAGGCTTGGGTTAATTTTAATGGAACTGGAGTAGTTGCAATCCAAGCTAGCTTTAATGTTTCAAGTATCACGGATAACACTACTGGTGATTACACGGTGAATTTCGCGACTGCGCTTGTTGATGAAAAATATACGGTTGCTGGAACTGTTAAGTTTGTTGAAAATGATGGAGCATCAACTGTTTTTGGAATGAGTATATCAAACCGAGCATCAAACCCAACCGCAAGCGCAGTACGAATAGTTACAGGTCAAGCAAACAACAGCACTCAATTTGATATGTTAGTTGTTACTGTTGCAATTCACCGTTAATTAAAGGACAACCATGAATTTAAGAATCATCTACCCAACAAGCGAAGGCAGCGTGGCTGTCATCATCCCAGCCCTTGAGTGTGGACTAACTATTGGAGAGATTGCCGCTAAAGACGTTCCCGCTGGCAAGCCATACAAGATTGTAGATATGTCCGATATTCCTTCCGACCGCACCTTCCGCAGCGCATGGGAGTACCAAGAATGATTATTGTAAATCCAGATAAAGCCAAGGCAATTTGGAAAGACAAATGGCGCGAGGCTCGCAAGCCTCTCCTTGCTTCTTTGGATATCGAGTTTATGAAAGCAGTTGAGACTGCCGACACCGAGAAGCAGGCTGAGATTGCATCAAAGAAACAAGCCTTGCGGGATGTGACCCAGACCGAGATTGTTGGCAACACGCCAGAAGAGATTAAAGCAGTTTGGCCGAGCGTGCTGAATTAAGAAAGGGCATAAATGACCCTCACTGAAATCGCCCAGTATGCGGGGGAGAAGGTTGGCAAGACCGATGCCGATACGCTTACCTTCTTGCAGAAGGCTGCAAGCTTGGCTTACCGCCGAGTGTGGGACTTTGCCCCTTGGCGCGAGACTGTCACTAACTCGACCTACTCCGTTGGCACAAATAGGCAGATCACGCTAGGCACGAATGTCGAGACACCTCTATCGGTTGCTTATAACGATGCCGAGGTTGACCCGATTGATCTGGCTACGATCATCAGCCAAGATCCAGGCTTGCTTGACGATGCGCGTACTGGCGATCCAGATACCTACCATTTTACTGGCAGGAACAGCAGTGGCGTTGCAGAACTAAACCTTTACCCAAGGCTTGCCACATCTGGAACAATCCCATTGCGTGTTGTTGAAAAACTAAAATGTCTTACCCGCACAAACATCATTGTTGACTTTCCACCATCTCAACCCGCGCTTGATGACGAGCTTCGCTTACCCCACGTTCATCACTTAGTTCTAGCATTGACCCACGCAGACGCACTTGAGCGCGAACGGCAATACGCCAAGGCGCAGGCTATTACGCAATCGGCCAACGCCGACCTTGCTTTGATGGCTAATTACGAGTTGAGCCAGGTTGGAGGCGTGAAGCAGATCACTCCACAAAGTCTTGGCGAGCTAACCATAGAAGAAATGTTCTCGGCTTAAAGGAGGCACGATGCCTTACTACTCGGACAATCTGGACGATGCCATATCGTTTGACGGAATCCGCAGTTTTGCGGGTGGTCAAGCCAGCGGCTTGCAATCAGACTTGCTTGCTGAAAATCAAGTTCAGCAGTTGGTGAATATGACACTATCCCCAAAGGGTAGCCTTGAAACACGCAGAGGAGTTACAAGTTTTAGCACATTTGCAACAAGTCAAGAAGGGTCAATCGGAGGGATGCGATATTACGATACATCTCAATCCGAAAGACTTGTGGCCGTAACCCAAGGCAGGCTTTATACAATTGATTCAAACGGTACGGCAACCCTTCGCCCGCCAGATGCAATATGGGATAGTTTTACTGGGGCTACACGAACATGGGAAAATGAGAACCAACAATGGGCTGACGGGTTTTCAACAAATTTTGATGTCAAGGTCAGCATGGCTCAATTTAATGACAAGATGTATATTGCTGATGCAGATGGTCCTCTTTACTTTTTCGATGGAGCGTCAACTGGTGGAACTGGAATTGCGACAAGACAAGGCGGGAAAGTTAGGGCGATAACAGTTACAACAGCAGGAACTGGATATACAAGCGCAACGGCAGTTGTAACAGGACCAGATTGGGGCGGAACATTGCCAACGCTAATTACAACTGTTGCTGGCGGTGCTGTTACTGGAGTAACAGTAGTTGATGGTGGTTCTGGCTATTCAACCGCGCCAACGGTAACAATTGTTGGCAATGGATCTGGAGCAGTTGCAACAGCCACGGTTAGTCCTCCTCCGCTTAATTTAAGGCTTTTAATTAACACTGGTAACAGATTATTTGCAGTTGGTTCAGCGGGTAATCGAAACACACTTTACGCATCTGATATTCTTGATGCTTCAGTGTGGGATTCTGCGAATAGCATTGTCGTTAATGCGGATGACGGAGACGAGATAACCGCAATTGTTCCGTACTACCAGAACAGAATTATGGTCTTTAAGAAGAGGCGAATATTCCAAGTTACAATTCCTCCAGACATGACCAGTGCGGCTGATTGGATAGTTGAGCTAATTTCAAATAATACTGGTTGCGTTGCAGAAGCAACAGCCGTCCAAGTAAACAGCGATATATTCTTTCTTTCAGACGATGGCATTAGGTCGCTTGTGCGTTCCGCCGCAGACGATTTTACATCTATTGGACTTCCATTATCCGAAGTAATTAAGGATGTAATTCAAGAAATCAATGTTGCTAAGATAGGAATAGCTACTGCTCAATTTTACGACAACAGGTACTTCCTTGCAGTTCCAACTGGCTCAAATGACTTCAATGATACAATCATAGTTTACAACACAACCCTTGGCGCATTTGAAGGTACATGGACTCCAAATGTAATGCAGTTTGCTTTGACCAACTTCCAAGACCAAGGCTTGAGGCTAATGATGAAGTTGACAACTGGACAGATTACAAAATACAGCGGATACAAGACACCAGCGCAAGCAACAATAGCCGATTATCAAGATTTTGGTGTTTATACCACAACCACATCTACTGGAACTGGCACGTTCAACTATGAGTCCTATGTGCGCACAAAGGACTTTAATTTTGGAGATCCTTTTGCATCAAAATACGGCAGCTATTTCGAGGTCATCTTTGATGACTCATTCTCAACCGATGCGAGCATATCAATCCAGCGCGATACCGATACTGGCGATATTGGCGTACAGCCAAATCTGAATATTTCAAGTTCGGTATTGACTCTTCCATTTACACTGCCAGCAATTCTCCCAACCTCAGTCAAGAAAAGGATTGCAAGCGATCTTCGCTCATACCAGAAGTGGCGTTTGCTCAATATCAAGATTCAAAGCGCAGCTAACAAGATGGCTATTCGCCAGATCACGGCTGCGGCCAATCCAGACACAATTGAGATACAGAAGACACTATGACCGCTGTTGAATATATTGAGCAAAGCAATGTTCCAGAAGCTGTGTGGCCTAACCTGGCTGAATGGTTTGGCTGGTTCGAGAAGCAAGGAATGGTTGGGATTGTGCGCGATAAGGATGGTATAGCTGGAGTGGCTTTGGCTAGGTGCATAAAGGATGGGCAAGAGCCTAATCATTATGTGCATAGCGAAGATGGCGAGAATGTGTTTGTGGACTTGACGGTATCCTCAAAGGGTGCTAAATCCTTGGGATGCTTGCTGTTGCTCCTGGCGGAGCGTTTTGGTCCTCGCAAGCGGATCACCTTTAATCGTTCTGGTAAACCAAGGAGTTATGACTATATGAGTTTTATGCGAAAGGCGTTACGCTAATGGGCGGGTCACCATCTATTCCCTCACCGCCTCCTCCGCCCGATCCAATGAAATCGGCGCAGGCGAATGCTTTATTCTATCGTTCTTCGCTTGAAACTTATATCGAAAAATCTCCAGACATCGCTGCGCTTGAGAATGCACTTCGTATCAAATATATGCCCGAACAACGCCAACTGGAGCGTCAGCTTACGGCTGCCGACCAGCTTGCGCAGGTACAAGCAGGATTACAACTAGAGCGTCAATACGGCGGTCAGCGCACGCTGGAAGGCTTGCGTAGGCAGTATGAATACAGCCCACAAGCTTATTCCTTAAACCGCGCACTTGGCAATCAGCTTACAGCCCAATTCGCAAGAACGTATGGTCAAGGACCAGAATCCTCGGTTGAGCGCGAAGTTGCAATGGGTGGTGGAGTAGCACCAGTTAACTACACGGCTGGCATATCACAACCTATCGCCGCTCCTTCATATACGACCAACATTGAAGATGTCTTAGCAAGGAACGAAGAAGCAAAGAAGGTTACGACCAAGAAGTACCAGGCGGGAGAGATTTAGTATGGAAAAATCAGCCTCTCAACAATTGGCAGAAAGGTATCCACCAAGATACAAGGTTAATGAGGACGGAACAATTTCTACCTATCCATCGCCATCGCCAAACTCAAATGATGTGTTTTTTTACAATAGGGATGCTGCTAAATTTCCATACGCAAACATAGTTGACGCTCAAAATCAAGTGTCAAGGCAACAGCAATTAAATCTCAAAAATCTTCAAGACACATACGAACAACGTCTTGCTGATTTGACAAGCCAAGAAAACACTCGCAACACTCTTGCTGAACAAATCCAAGCTTTAACAGGTGGTGCTGGAATGAGAGGCCAAGGCGGTATGCAACCATCAAACCAACCTCCAGCCAACCTTTCGGCTGATGCCAACTTTGGAGCGTCCGACCTTTCTACTCGCCTAAACTTTCAAGTATCAGACAATGATATTATTAACGACTACAATAACAGTAGGCTTGGAAAGCTGAACAGGATTGTTGAGGACGGCAACTCACAGATTGCTGGTATTACAAGCAGGCTGGATGCCGCGCAGACTTTATACGATCAGCTTCCTTCTGGTGATGCTAGGGCTGTATCCGCCAAGGTAGCAATCGACCAGCTTAAATCCGACCTAGCCAGCGTGCAGGGTGCGGTCACTAAGGCAGGCCAGCAGATTACAGACTTTAAGCCAGTTACTCCAACAGACGATGAAGGCTTAAAACAGATCACATCGTTCCGCGAGTTTGCCAAGCTACCCGAACAGCGTGCAAGCGATCAGTTGCGTCAAATCGATCCAGATGCGTATAGGACTGCTGTTGGTCTTGGCCGTCAGTATCGCCAGATGGCAACTCAACCTCTTGGCGCAACCACTACTCAACAAACTGAAGACTTGCGCAATACGATTGAGCAGGAAGCGTTAAATCAGCTTCGCCTTGGATCTACGCTTGGTGCAGAAGAACGGCGTGGATACGAGCAGGCTGTTCGCGCTGCTCAGACTGCCCGTGGAAATATTTTTGGACTTGGACCAGCAGTACAAGAAGCAGCGCAACTAGGCGCGGCTGGTGAGCAACGCAAGCTTGCACGCTATGGTGCTGCGCAAAGCTTCCTTGGCTCTGGCGAAACAACTGGCGCAGCCATGGCAAGAGACTTGGCGTTGCGAGAAGGATTACAGCAGAATAGGCTTGGTGCTGCATCCAACTTCATTGCTGGTGGTCCTTCGCTTTACAACCTAGCTGGTCAGAGGCTTGCACAGCAGAATGCGGCGTTCCAAGGATACATCCAAGCCAATCAAGCTATGCCTGGTCAGTTCCAAACTGGACCAGCAGCTAATCAATTTTACCAGACAACCAATCCTGCGATTCCCACTCAACTTGCTGGAAATGCTGCGAACATTTACAATACGATGTCTGATTATACGGCTAGGACTTACGGCGCGCAGGTTGGTGCAATTGCAAGTCAGCCAAGTGGCGCGCAGAACTTTGGTGCAATTGCGTCTGGAATTGGATCATTGATCCCCAACATAAGCATTTAAGGAGATTTATGGGTAAAATAAACTTAGACTTGGCGGCAATGTTTCCAGAAACTTTTGGAGATAAGGACGCATTACGCAGGGCTGCAACTGCCGAACAACTCCAGAATGCTCAGTTAAATGCGTACATGCAGAATCAACAAGAGAAGGATGTAATAAGGTCAAATCAAGTATTGCCATTTGAGGACTTTAAGATTGATGTAAATGGAGAGCAGATTCCATTTAAGGCATTGCCGCCAGAGCAGAAAACGCAATGGGCAAAACAACGCCAAGTTGATTGGCAACTAGAGCAATCAAAAAAATTTACAAAGTACCAAGCAGATATGGCTAAAGCTGAAGTTGAGCTTGAGCAAAATTTACAAAAGAAAGCGGATATACAATCGGCCAGAGGTGGATTTATGGGCGGAGAGAAACCTGGTCCAGATTTTCTGCCTGGTGCATTATTTGGAAAACCATACGCACAGCAAACTAGCGACATTGAGAAAAAGATAATGGAAACAGAACAACGCAGAAATGTTGCTGGAGTACAAATGCAGGCATTACAAGATACTCAAATGCCTCAAAGTTATGGAATGCCTTCGGTTGCAAAGCCTGCCACACAGCAACAAGCGGTACAGCCGCAGGCACAACCATCCGCACAGCCACAAGCACAGCAAGCAGTTCCTACCTATAAATCAAGAGATGAAGCAATCCAAGGTGGTGCAAAGGCTGGGGATATTGTTTATATTCCAGGGGTCGGAAAAGTAAGGATAAAATAACGCAATGGCAAGTCCCGACTTGGGGTTTGACATTATTGAGCCAGAGGTAAAAGCAGATCAGCAGGATGCTGGTTATGATGTCATTGAGCCAGAAAATGCCCAACCAACGCCTTCGGAATCATTTGAAGTAATCGAACCAGACAAGCAATACTTGTCACAAATCAAGCGAGACTATGTTTCGCAAGGCGGCAATCCGCTTGATGTCTATGCTCCAGAGCGAGCAAACCTACTCACAACCGAGTTTAATAAAAATCTTCAGTCTGGATTGTCTCAAGAAGAGGCAATGATTAAGGCAACCGATGTCCTAGAGGCTCTTCCTCCAGAGACTAGGCCAGACGGGTCTATATCCGCAGGATACGCTCCAACCGAGGAAGCCATCCAAAAAGGAATGATCCAGCCAGCAGCGTTGCCAGCCGTCAGAAAAGCAATGAACGAAGGCGTGCTTACTGTATCGTCTGGATACGATAAGGAGAAGGGTGTTGGGTTTGCTGTTGGGAAGGCAAAGGATGGAAGAGTTGTCCGTATTGAAGAAAAACCACCTGGAATAATTGGTGCATCGTTAAGGTCGGTTGGGGAGCAAATCATACCTGGTGCTAGTGCAGTTGCTGGATCAATCCTTGGCGGAGTTGCTGGCGCGCCAGCGGGACCAGTTGGGATACTCGCTGGAGGATTGGCTGGAGGTGCTGCTGGATATAAAGCAGGCGAAATGGGGCAAGCTGGACTTGCAAGAATCTTGGCTGGTGAACAAGGTTACGCTGACTACCAAAGGATGCGTGAGGCCGATATTGCGATGTTCCCAATCACAACAAAGTCTCTTGAGATTGCAACACCTATGGCTGTTGGTGCTGGACTTGCTGGCCCAACAAAAGCTATCGACAAATTCCAGCAATTGTTACAACCAAAAGCTGTTCCGTCATTGCAGGCAAAGCCGCAACCATCAGAGGTTATTGGAACTATCGAAGGCCAACAACCAATACGCCCAGGCGTAGTTGGCGAGGCTAGATTTGAGTCTGGAACAGTACGGCCAGAGTTTAAGATGCCAGAAGTTCCAGAAGGATCTAAAATAGCTAGGACGGCTGAAAGGGTGTTGAAATCTGAAAAAGCACCAGAGCCATTCAAAGCAGAAGTTGCGCTTCAGCCAAGCACAGTAAGAGCGAATGTTCCTCTTGGTGCTATTAAAAGCAATCTTGAAGACCTTACAGATGATGAGCTAAATGCAATTGCAAGAAGAAGTATTACTTCATCAGCGTATGATGATGCCGAAAGAGCAGGGGCAAATGCAATACTTACTGCAAGACAGATTGATGCAGACCCTGCGTCTGCTGCAATCAATTGGGATGAATTTACTAAAGCCGCATCTTTGGCTGGTGTCTCCTTGAGGAATGTGCGTGAGTATCTAAACACGCCTGCTGGGTATTTGGCAACCATATCAAAGGCAGCGGAGGCGGCGAAAAGAAATGTACCACAAAGCGTGAAGGACAATGTTCTTAGACTATTTAATGCAAGTAAAAATGCAAAAGCCGAGCTTGTTAAAGCGGAAGCAAATTACAGATCAAGCCTAACCGATGAAGCTGCTGCTATTGCTGAAAACGCAAGAAGGACTGCAGCCAACGCAACAACAAAACTACAAAAATATTCAGACAGAATTTTCCCAAAGAAAATTCTTGGAGAGATACTTCCACAAGCCATACAGCTTACGCTATTAAGTCCGTTGTCTCTAGTTAAGAATCCAGTATTTAACGTAGCCAGAGCAGTAGGCCAGCTTGGCGTGAGATCACTGGCAAACGCTGGAGATGCGGTGATAAGCTATGTAACCAAGCAACCAAGAACGATGACTCAATCTGCGCTTACAACAAGAGGCGCAATGATTCGTGGCACTGAAAAGACAAAAGAAGCAATTCGAGCATTCCTTGGTGAAGGCATTCCAGAATCGTCAGCATTGGCTGGCGAAGGCGTAAAGGGATTTAGTGTATTCAAATCTCTTGCTCAAGCATTTACTGGCAAAGACATGGTTACAAATGCAAAAGGAAACATCGCTCTTATTGACCGAGTGCGGAAGCTTACTGAAGGAATAATTGGATCATACACTGAGCCAGTAGGTAGGGCATTAACTCTTGGTGACGTTCCAGCCAGAGGGTTTGCAGAGGGAAGACTTCTCGCTAAACAAGCTATTTTAGCTGGGAAAACTCCAGAGGAGGTTATTGCAAGCGTAAGGTTTCCAACAAAAGCAGAATTAAAAAGCATATCAAATGAAGCAGCGGAGGCAACATTTCAACAGGACACAAAGCTTACGGCAGTAGTTGGAGTTGTTGCGAATGCGGTAAAAGCTGTTCCCATTGTTGGACCGCTTACCAAAGCAGTCGTTGCTCCATATACAAAAACCCCAGTTAATGTTGTTACTGACGTTGTGAACTTGGCAGTACCTGGACTTTCCTTTGCAAAGAGTGCATATTATGCAAGCAAGGGAGACAGATCCAAATCGCTAGAGATGGCTGCTAGTGGCATTGTCGGAACAGTAATTGGAGGTGCGGCTGCTGCCTTGTATCGCGCTGGTGTTATTACTGGATCTGCTCCAAAATCTCCCAAAGAACGAGGAATCCAATACGAAACGCAACCTCCAAACACAATCAATATGTCTGGATTGAGAAGACTATTGAATGGCGAAGACCCAGCAATTCAAGCTGGTGACGAAATATCAAGCTATGAGAATTTTGGATACCTTGGAACAATCTTCAACGTGTACTCAAACGTCTTGAGCAAGAATGAAGGGTCTGGATTACTTGAGGATGTTCTTGATGTAACCCTTAAGGGCTTGCCATCAGTTGCAAGCTATACACTCAACCAAACATTCTTAAAGAGTACAAATACTCTCCTTAATGCAATTTCAAAAGAAGATTATGATAGCTACTTGGAATCACTATACGGAACAATCTCATCAATACCATTCCCCAACACATTGCAAGCCTTCAATAAGGCAAGCCGTGAAAATATGGTTGACCCAAAAACTGATGATAGCTTGCAACTGTTCGCCAATGTTTTGAAATCAAAGATGCCAGAGTTTGCGCGCGAGGCGATTGGGGCGGAAGAGTTGCCGCTCAAAAGGGATATGTGGGGCAATCCAGTAAAACAAAATCCAGAAGGAGCAAATCCATTTTTATACAATTTTCTTGATGTCACAAGGTCGAGAGTGGTTCCAAGCGATGAATCAAATCTTGCCCTATATAGGCTATGGAAAGAAACTGGGAATGCTGATGCTCTGCCATCCGTTCCGTCAAGGAATGTTATGGATAAGAAAATCACTTACCAGCTTGATGAGAGCCAGTACGCAATATACCAAGAGTATGTCGGCCAAAGAAGGAAGGCTCTTGTGGATAATTTATTCCAGAGCGCAACATTTGATGGAATGGACGCAGATTTTAAGATTAAGGCTTTAGAGAAAGCGTATGATCGCGGTGCTGAAGATGGCGAAAGGCAGTTCTTGAAATACAATAGGGATTACTTGACACCAAAGGAGAAATAAAATGGAACGCTACGAAAAGATGATGCAGGCAAATATTCCAAGACCTAATGCCGCGCCAATGCAGCAACCAATTAGGCAAACCGCACAACAAGATAGCGTGCAAGTTCAGAACGATATGCAGAAACAAGCAGAGGTTGATCCTGGCTTTGATGTGATTGAACCAGAGGCCGTGGCAAGCGAGACTTCTGGATTTGATTTGATAAATGCAGCCAAAACAACAGTAAATTGGGAGGGTAGGCGCGACAAGAAAGGCAATCTTTCCGTGTACGCCTTGCCTGCTGGTGATATGGGTGGAGATTATGAAGTAGCTGGAATCAATGACAGATACCATCCAGAAGCATTCAGAAAGATTGCAGGCTTGCCGTCCCAACAAAGGGAAGAAGCAGCCGCAAAATACATCAGCGAATACACAGCACCTCTCGTATCGAAGCTTCCACAAGCAATCCAGCC